GCACCGATCCTGGACACAGGCACAGTCGCGCCTCGCTCGATGCTCCTGGCGCTGATATGCAGGTTATCTATAATGGTGCTGGTGAGCTTTCAGCTGACTCCTGTTTGTTTTTTGATTACACTCAGGCACAGCTGTTTCTTGACGGAACAAAGTTAAATCTGCCCACTGTTTACAACATGGACGGTTCGTCTATTTTTAATGACGACTACAACCATTTTGGCGTCGGTCGAGGCCAATTCTTTGAGGCTTACAACCAAATAAATCCAGCTGAGTCAGACCAGCACTTTATGGCTAACTTCATCGAGTGGGCCCACTATGACTACTCTGAGGGTGTTTTTAATATCATAGCTAATGTCAGCTTGCCCAATCAGACTCTTATTGCAAATCGGGTTGAGGCCAATCAAATAAGCGCAACAGGATTGTTTGATGTAACTCGCACAATTGGCTTTAGAGAAGATTTTCTCGCAGGAGTTGACGGACTAACAAATCTGACTGTTGCCGTGACGAATAGTGGAACAGTCACTGCAGGAACAGGCACAGCGACAAGTCCAGGCACCGTTGTTCTGGCAACAAATGCAAGTAGCACCGCTACGGCTTGCGTTGGTGGCTGTCCCAATTCACCCTCGTCGATTCTGCTTGGAGCTGGCCAAGTTGCGTTCACGAGCATTTTAGTCGTCCCGACGTTATCCGATGGAACAAATACATTTGTCGTCAGATCAGGCTTGCAAGACAGTGCTTCTGGCGACGGGACGGATGGCGTGTTCTTTAGATACACGCATAGTGTCAATAGTGGTCGTTGGGAGTTGGTTTGCAGAAGCAATGGAACAGAAAGCACTAGAGACACCGGTATCACCGTTGTCGCTGGAACTCGCTACATGCTTATGCTTAAGGTGAACGCCACGGCGACTTCAGCGCAAGCGTTTATCAATGGAGCCACTGTGGGAACACCACTGACGACAAACATACCAACAGGCACAGGCAGAGAAACGGGCGTGAACGGTTGCTCGATAGTTAAATCAGCAGGGACGACTAATAGAACTGTTGTTCTAGACACTGTCTCTCTTGCTATAGATCTGACGGCTCCGAGGTACTAATGGCTTATTACAACCAAGCCGGTTTTTACAACCAGCAGCTGTACTACAACGACAGCGTTGGCTTAAATTTGGGCAGATCCGCGTATACGCGGCTAGCTCAGCAAGCATTGCACGAAAACTCATTGGGAGTTCTCGCTGCAGTATTAGACAAGGAAGATGAGGAGGTGCTCCTCAAGGCTTTGTCTGAATATTACGTTAACTATTATTAAAAAAGGAAGTTTTTATGGTTAAAGGTCCTATCAAGATGCAGAAAAAACTGGCCATGGGCGAAAAAGTTTCGGTCAAAGGCGCAAAAACAGCTAAAGCTCCGGCCGTAAAGCCGGCAGCTAAGAAAACGGCTGTAAAGGCTGTAGTCGCTATGAAAAAAGGCGGCTCGGTCGGCAAAAAGTGCAAGTAACCTAGTGGTTAGCCTCCTTGGCTGTCTGCTAGGCAGCTAAGGAGGGCACCGCTTGTAAATATGATTGTTCAAACTCTCAGTTTCATGATATGTTTTTAAATACTTGCGTTAGGTCTGCAGCAATCGTGCAAACCGTCGAAACTTCAGGCAGGTTTTTGCCATGAAGGTCTTTCACCTTAAAACGCAAATTATCACTCGAAAAAACGAGGCCGTAGAGCGTCTTGTGAATGGAAACCATGAAGACTTGGCTAGCGTCAAGTATCTTCAAGGCACTATTCATGGACTGATTATGCTATTGCAAGACATTAAAGAAGCTGAGCTCAAACAGCAAGAGATCGAAGAAAATGATTGAAAATCAATACGATATAGAGCAAGCTTTTCCTGCCGTGCCTTGCCCGGTCAAGCCTCTTGGGGCTCGCGTAACCGTCCAAATGCGCTTTCCTAAAAACAAAACAAAATCAGGCCTCATCCTGACTGCTGAAACAGCTGAAAACATGTACCGCAACGAGCAAACAGCTAAAGTTGTTGCCCTCGGAGCCGGTTGCTTTTGCTGGCCTGATTCAGGTGAACCTTGGGCCAGCGGCCCTTGGTACCAGGTAGGAGATTTTGTTCGCGTGCCTTTGTACGGTGGTGACAACCACTGGGTTGAAGTCGACGGAAATTTGATTCTCTTTAAGACCTTTAAAGATCTTGAGGTAATCGGATTAATCGAGGGTAGTCCCCTTGATGTTAAAACAAACATGGCCTATTTCTGAGAAAGGAATATTTATGGCTGATAAAAAACAGGATCTTGAAGAAGATTTTGATGACGTAGAAGAGCTTGAGATCAATGATGACCAAGCTAAAAAATCCACCGTCCCGGCTGATGACGAGGACGATGCTGACGAGTCTGAAGACAGTTCTTCAGAAGACTCAGATTCTACAGATGGCGACGAAGACCTTGAAGCTAAGCGAGAACGCCGTCGTCGCGAGAAAAAATTAAAGCGCGAACGAGAACGCCGCGAACGCACGATGCTTCGTGACCAGGTTCAGCAGCTTCAGCTCACCATAAAAGAATTAAAAGAAAGCCAAGGCAAGCTTGCGTCGACTGTGACTACGGTGGCAGAAGACCGGGCAAAGACTGAACTTGACGAGCTCAAGCACATATACAACCAAGCTAATGCTGCTATGGAGCAGGCTATTAGCGATGGAGACGGCAAGCGTTTTGCTGAAGCTAAGTCAATCAGTGATCGGGCCTTACTACGCCTTCAAAGAGCGGACAGCTTAAAAAATACGAGCAAAGCCGAAACAAAGACAGCTAACGCAGCTCCTGCTGACGACACAAAAGAAGAGCAGGTAGCCCTGTCTGCGAGAGCTCGCAGCCTTGGTCTTAAGTTTCTGAGCAAGCACAAAAGCTGGTATGATCCGAACGGTGGTGATACCGACAGCCGTATTGTGATGATGCTTGACGCTGAACTGTACAACGAAGGCTACTCTCCTGACGATACCGAGTACTGGGAAGAGCTTGAATCTCGATGCAAAGCCCGACTGCCGCACGTTTTTAAGCAGGCTAAGCCTAGACCTAAGACTGTTGTAGGGGGCTCAGGCAGAGATTCGTCTTCTGCCGTAGGAGTTGAGAAATCGCTTCCTCGGGAGTTCGTTCAGACGTTGAAAGCAGCAGGCTACTGGGATGACACCAAGAAGCGCGACGCTGCTATAAAAGACTATTACAAAAATAAACAGGGAGCTTGAGTATGTCGAGCGAGATCAAATCAAATTCTGCAAAAGAACAAACTGCTGGTAAACAACGCCGGACTGAGGCTGAAGCGCAGCAGTTATTTACTATTCAGGCAGCAGCCGCTGCTAGTGAGGCAAGTCCTGAGTTAAACGAAAGAGAACTGCTGAAGCGGTTTAGGACATCGTTTACATCAAACGTCTTGCCAGAAGCGCCGGAAATTCCCGGTTATCACGTCTGCTGGGTTCCAATGTCGAGTAATAACCGCCAAGACACGGTCGATGCACGACTGTCGATGGGTTACTCCGTTGTGAAACCCGATGAAGTGCCGCACTTTATGAGCCCTTCAAACAGAGGAGCTACGGTAGATGGCTGCGTAAGCCATAACGAGCTTATCTTGTTGAAGATTCCTATGAAAATCTATCAGCTGTACATGATTGACGCTCACCACACTCAGCCTAATGAGGAAGAAGCGAACATCAAAGAAAAGATTCAGCGGATGGAAGACAAGGAAGGGGCCTCTATCGTGCGAGACCTTGACGAGATGACGGGTATTAAGAATCTGGCGAAGAAGACTAAAGTTCCAACCTTTTCTTAACCATATAAGGATTTAACATGGCTTCTGTTAACCAACCTTTTGGTATGAATCCGATCCGTCATCTCAACGGAAAATTCATTCCAAACCCCCGCGCCATGACGATTGCGTCAGGCTACGGTACGGACATCTTTTACGGTGCTCCCGTAATTCTTAACACCAACGGCACCATTGTCGCTGGCACAACCAACGCCGATATTGTTGGCGTGTTTGCTGGCGTGCAGTTCATCAGAAACAACTCTTCGTTGTTTGAGATGGCTCCTAACTGGACCGCGGGTACTACCTATGTGGCAGGTACTTGCGTCGCTTGGGTTTGGGATGATCCGAACATCATCTATCAAATCCAGTCGAACGGTTCTCTGGCAGCTACTTCGGTCGGTGACCAAGCTGACTTTGTTAACCCGGGTGTTGGCAGTGCCACGACAGGTCGTAGCACCGCTACAATCAGCTCGACGCTGGCTGGTGCGGGCGCGCAGGCTCAGCTTCGTATCGTAGGTCTTGACCAGCGCATTGATAATGCGTGGGGCGATTCCTTCACGATTGTCGAAGCACAGATTGCTCGTCATCAGTACATTGCTAACAAAGTCGCAGTATAAGGAGAATTAATCTATGGCTGCTCCTATGAACTCGACCCAATTCAAAGACATTGTTTCTCCGATTCTTAACACGGAGTTTAACGGTGTCTATGACATGGGTCAAAACCAGTGGAAAGAAGTTTTTAACGAAATCACTGGCACGAAACGTAACCAGCACTTAGAACCGGTTCTGTCTGGTTTTGGTGCAGCACCGCTGCTGCCTGATGGTCAGGCTGTTAGCTACGACAATGGCCAAGAGCTGTACATGGCAAAATACGTATACAACGTATACGGTCTTGCTTTTGCGCTGACTCTGGTTATGTACGAAGATGGCGACCACATCGACTTTGGTAAGACTTACTCTGAGCATCTGGCGAACGCCATGCTTGAGACCAAAGAGACTGTGTGCGCAAACATTCTCAACCGCGCGTTTAACGCCTCCTTCCCTGGTGGCGACGGTGTGTCGCTTGTGAATGGCAGCCATCCGGGTGCTAACGGGTTTACCTACTCGAACCAGCTTGCTACGGCTGCAGCTCTGTCTCAGACGTCTCTTGAGCAGATCCTGATCCAGGTAAAACAAGCAACTGACGATAACGGCAAGCGCATCAGCTTGACGCCGACTCAGCTGATTGTGTCGCCGGCCAACATGTTCCAGGCTCAAGTGCTGTTGAAATCGGCTCTGCGTACGAGCACGAACAACAACGACATCAACCCGATTCAGACCACGAAGCTTAAAGCTGAGCCGGTGGTTATGACGCGTCTGACAAGCAACACTGCTTGGTGGGTGCAGACCAATGCTCCGAAAGGTCTGCAGCTGGCCATGCGTCGTAAGCTGACGAAGACGATGGAAGGTGACTTTGAGACTGACTCCATGCGTTATAAAGCTACCGAGCGCTATGCGGTAGGTTGGACCAACCCTCGCGCAGTGTTTGGCACAGCTGGCGTATAACTAGGCAAGAAGGAAAGAGCTAAGGCTCTTTCCTTCTGCTTACAAAGGAGAATAAAATGGCTCATTTATCTACAATGCGCATGGGATTCGCTGGCATAGGTGGTCTTGACACGAGCAACAGAGCTCCGATCGAGAATCTTCCTCAGGAGCCCGGGGGTCCTGCTTACGGCATCGCGATCAATGGCATGAAGTTTATGTCGTTTGCTCCTGCTGCTCTGCAGGCAAACAACATTGCTACCTCAGCTATCGTTAACGGTGCTGCTACCCTTACTGCAGGTACTGGCGTTACAGTCGTAACGATCAACGGCGTGTCTTATCTAGACATTACCGGGTATCAATACGGTGAACGCTCGGTGCGCGTGATTGGTACTTCGGGTGGTGTTACAGCCGTGCCGATTACGATCACCGGCCTGGACATGTATGGCGTGCCTGTCACGCAAACAATCACAGGCCCTGTTGCAACGGCAACGGTTGAGACTACGAAAACCTTCCGGTATATTCGTAGCATCACCAGCACAGGCACAACGACTGGCGCAGTGACGATTGGCACCGGTGACACTTATGGCTTCCCTGCCCGTGTAGGAAGCTTTGATCAGGCTTTGATTTTCTGGAACAACGCCTTGATCACGGCCACGACTGGCTTTACTGCAGCAGACGCAACAAACCCTGCAACGGCTTCGACAGCCAACGTGCGCGGTCGTTACACAGTCCAAAGCGCCTCTGACGGTACTCGTCGTCTTCGTATGATTGTCTTTGTTGACAATCCGGATACGATGGATGCTGCCTACGGTGTAAGTCAGTTCTCGTAAAACTTGCGGAGGGAGCCACAAGCTCCCTCCAACAAGGAGTTTGTCATGAAAAATTGCGGCCACAAGCCTATGGTGAAGATGAAAACGGGAGGGTCTGTTAAGGCCGCTGTCCATAAGCATGAACGAGAAAAACATAGAGGCCAGCCTTTGACTAAACTAAAGGCTGGCGGCAAAATCAAGAAAGGTAAGTAGGCATGCGCCCAGTTACAGTTACGCAAACCGGAGTAGGAACAAGTGCGCTAATTCCTTGGGACTACATTCAAACGCCGTTTAACGCGTCGATCTCTACTGTTGTCACAGGCACGGCTACGTATACAATTCAGCACACCTTTGATGACATCTTTGCCTCGACATACAATCCGGCAACAGGGACTTGGTTTGATCACGACGTTGCTAATATGGTTGCTGCCACAACAAACCAAGACAGCAACTATTCAGCTCCGATCAGAGCTTCTCGCATCAATCTTACTTCAGGAACAGGATCTGTTGCATTAACGGGTCTGCAAGGGATCGGGCACTAATGGATGATCACGCTTGCTAACTTTTCAGGAGTCTCGCGCCCGTCAGGTGTGACGCAGTATCAAGGCGTTAGCTTTAACGACAGCAACAACGTGCGTCGTGGCTTGCTTAAGGGCAAGCTGTCTTCTGGCAGTGTTGGCTTAATGTTTGTTGGTGATTCCATATTCAACATTTACGTAGTAGGAAGAGTTGGCCAAGCTTGCGCTCAGCGCTGGGCTCCTATGTGCGGAGCTGGCGCAGGCATGCTTTCTCAGGGAGACTCTGGATGGCTTATCTCAAATTTCCCCCCTGCCAACAATGCAACGGTACAGCAAGTAGTTGGTCCAAGCAGCAGCGGTTTGCGTCCTGGCGATGCTTTCCTGGACGGAAGCACTGGCCATAATTTGCTCCGAACTGTGCCCATTGAGTTCCTAGCCGAGTATCCTAACTTTGGCACGACATATTCAGGAAACTTTTATCAGAACAACTGTCCAAATCCAGGCTGGGATTCTGGCCAGAATCTTTTGGTGAGATTGATCTACAGAGCAAACACTCAAGCCCCAACAGATCATCGAATTGTTGGCAGAGCGAGAGGCTCACCGGGACAGGTCGATGCTGGCAACACGCAGTTTAACGCGCAATTAAATCCAACGCAAATCTTGCAGCAGACAATGCTTTTCGCAAGAGGAACAGGAACTAACGGTTCTGGCTACGCCCAAGGCAGAACCTGGAACTCAACAGAGTTGGCTGGTTGGCGAAACGACTATTTGTGCATGAGTGTTGAGCTTGAGACTCGTCCTACAGGCTCGATTTTCTGGTTTTATGCCGGAGAAGGCGGCTATACGACGCTATCTCATACGACAGCAGGAGAGACCTTAAATATTGGCGGTTTCGGTCCTTATTTAACATACTATTCCGATGATGCATTGGCTAAGCACATCCAGTTTCTAAACCTCAACACGTTTGTTATATATCTAGGTCAGAATCAAGCCAGCAACGAAAACCCAGGAGGTGGGACTCCTGGCGCATACAAAGCTAACATTCAGTCAATCATCGCAAGGTACAAAGCAGCTTGCGTGACTGCTGGAGTCAGCAACCCGAGCTTCGTGCTTGTTTCAAACTATCCGACAACGTCAGACAACACAAGAACAACAAACATAGCAACAGCCTTGAGAGAAATCGCCTTGTCTGACTCGACCTGTGAGTATGTAGACCTACGACAGTACGTGGTCGACACGTACGGCAACTGGTCTACTTGGGGCACAACAGGACCAGTTTTCACGCCCGATGGGATTCACCCTAGCGCGACGTTTAGTAACATTATTGCCGATTATATTTGGGCTTCATTGTAGGAGAAGGATATGTATCAATATGAAGAAGTTTGGATCAAGGAAAACCACCCTGATTTTCTGTCTGTGTACAAGCGACCGATGCCTGTTGAGTCTGGCGCTGACATTAATTCTGTTAGGCTCTTTCCATTGGGCGATATAAGCTCAAATGTTTGGGTCATTGAAAGCACCACCGCTGACGCTGAGGTGCTAAGAGAAGAGATTGCAACGAACGCTGTGCCAGACCGTCTTGTAGAGCTTGGCGCCATGACTAAGACGTTTATTCAAAACAGAAGAGCTACGGACACAACCGAATGACAACGTCAGGGACAGTTAGCCAAACCGTGATAGACACTTCAACGTTGTTGGAGCATGTATTTCGTCGTGCTGGCAAAAGTCCTGCTGAGGTGACGCCGGATCTTTGGCAGGCAGCTAAAAACAATCTGTATTTTTACCTTTCGTCGCTTTCTAACGACGGCGTTAACCTGTGGACTCTTGAGCCTGTTACGCTAGGCTTGTATAAAGGCCAAGACGTTTATCAAGTAGGGCCTGGCACGGTGGACATCAGAAAAGCGTATCGGCGCACGCTCAACAACCTGCCAGCCGGCGTGGCTTTGACTAGCAGCGCTGGAGGGTCTCCTGCCAACGCGTTCGATCGCAACGATCTTAGCTACTTTACGCAAACGTCAGCCAATGGCTCGCTTACTGCGTCAGCTAGCGATAGTTTTACCGTTCAAACAGTAGGCTTTATGCCTAATGGCACGCAAACGTACGCACCAGTTTGGGAGCAATCGTTTGACGGACTTGTCTGGGACGAGGTCCTCAGTCTTGGAAAACAGGTATTTAACAACAGAATCTGGTATTGCTACGAAGTGCCTATTCCAAAAGCAGCTCGGTTTTTTAGGCTTAGAGAAACATCAGGAGGCACGCTAAACCTGGTAGAGTGCATTTTTGGGCAGCCGTTGACTGAGATCCTAATTACGCGCAGCAACAGCGATCAGTACACCTCGCTTACTAACAAAGATTTTCAGTCTGAGGTTGTTCAGCAGTATTGGCTTGATCGAAAGCTAGATAATCCCGAGATGCGAGTCTGGCCTGTACCAAACAGCAACTACGACCAGCTTGTTTGCTGGAGAACTAGATACATTCAAGACGTCGGTAGCTTGACTAACACGCTAGAGCTGCCTCAGCGCTGGTCAGAGGCTGCCATTAACAACGTTGCAGTCCGCATGATCTTTGAGATTCCAGGAGCTGACGTCTCGCGGTATGGTACTCTAAAAGAGCTAGCTGAATCAGCAACGCGTCAGGCTCAGCAAGAAGAACGAGATAAGTCTCCTATTCAGATCTATCCAGCAATAGGGTGTTACACAAAATGAGCGGCATGTATTCAAGTGGACAGATTGCCAAGGCTATTTGCGGTAGGTGCTCAAGCAAAGTATCTTATCGGGCTTTGTCGTCAGATCCCAACGTTCCTGGTTTGCGCGTTTGCGGCGACTGTAAGGATGAGCTTGATCCTTACCGCTTAGCTCCTCGTCAACCGGACGCTTTTGCTTTGATGTTCCCACGCCCAGATAGGCCTCTCAACAATTTGCCTAACTACTTTATCTCTGATGACGGACTTGAAGTCAACCTTGGTGGACCTAACGATGAGGATTTGATAATATGAGTATTTACGGCACCAGGCTGACAGATCTGCAAGCCACAACTGCTTTGACAGGAGCAGAGTTCACTATTGTCTTGCAAGATGGCGTTAGCAAAAAAGCGACAATTGACCAGATTGCAGCTGTCGTGCCAACAACGACGATATCTGTGACTGGCGAAAACTATCTCTCATTTGCAGATCCTGTTTTGACAGCTAATCCTGTAAACCTCAGCACAAGCAATGTGACAGGGACACTCTCAATAACTTCTGGAGGCACTGGGGCCAATAGCGCAGCTCTTGCTAGGCTTGCTCTTGGTCTAGAGATTGGCGTTAACGTTCAGGCGTACAGTGCAGAGCTGCAAGGCTTAAGCTCTCTTGGAACGACTGGCTATATAGCAAGGACTGGTTCTGGGACATTCTCTCTGAGATCATTTTTAGCGTCAGAGGGCCTTGCTATAACAAATCCTGGGGGTGTTGCTGGCACCACCTTGTTTGCCCCGGCTGATGATCTTGCGGCACTTGAGGCTTTGTCGACGACCGGTCTGCCGGCCAGGACAGGCACAAGCACTTGGGCGCTGCGTTCAATGGCTCAGCCGCCAGCAGGCCTAACAATTACCAACGCCAACGGGGTCTCTGGAAACCCTTCGTTTGCTTTGGCAAATGATCTTGCTGCGCTTGAGGGCTTGGCTACCACAGGCATCGCTGTTCGCACTGCCACAGACACATGGGCTACAAGAACCTTAGTCTCTGGGACTAACATTACAGTAAGCAATGCCGATGGTGTGGCAGGAAACCCCTCTATTGCGTTCTCCGGCACACTTCCGATCGCGTCAGGAGGCACAGGCCAGACTTCCGCATCAGCAGCCATCAATGCTCTTGTTCCCTCGCAATCAGGAAATGCTGGCTTGTTCTTAACAACCAACGGCACAGCAGTGTCTTGGGGAGCTGGCGGTGGCGGAGGACTAGGAGATCCTGGTTCAAACGGTATGGTGGCAAGAACTGCCTTGAATACGACGACAGCCAGGACAATAACTGGGGGTGGGGGCATAACAGTAACAAACGGAAGCGGCGTCTCTGGAAATCCAACACTAAGTATCGCCATCACAAAGAATCTTTGGGTATCTGCTAGAGAAATGTCTCCTGGCACATTTCTGCCATGCTCTAATTTGACAATCACGCAGATGAACTCAAGTGCTGGAGACATAGCAACGCTGGACTTTGACCCTACAAGCCAAGAAGTTGCACAGTTCCAGCTAGTTATTCCAAAGTCCTGGAACAACGGCACCATCACAGCTTCGTTTTATTGGAGTCATCCAGCGACAACAGTTAACTTTGGCGTTGACTGGAGCATTGGTGCCGTGGCTGTGGGCGATAACGAGTCGCTGACTGGTGCTATGGGCGTCTTTCAAAATGTCGTAGACACTGGTGGGACAACTAATAACATGTATATTTCCCCTCAGACAGCTGCTTTGACAATTGCAGGAACGCCGGCATCGCTTGACATGCTGCTTTTTAGAGTGCAAAGAAATCCAGCTAACGCAGGAGACACACTGGCTGTTGATGCTAGGCTTCACGGCGT